GTAGAAAGGTTAGACGAAGATTTAGCCGTATGGTTCGGTACAAAAAAAAAGAAAAAAGGGGGTAAACAACCACAAGGACCTTGGGTAAACATATGTAGAAAAAAGAAAGGTGGTGGACACCCTGCATGTGGAAGAAGTGATTCAGATAAAGGTGGTTACCCTGTTTGTAGAGCAAAAAGTGTTGCAGCTAATATGTCACAATCTGCTAAAGACTCAGCATGTAGACGTAAAAGAGAAAAAGAAAAGAATGATGGTAAATCAGGTAAAGGACAATCTCCAAGCCCAATTAAGGTAAAAAATTACAAACCGAGAAAAAGAAAAACTTCTAAGAGAAAATCTAAAAAGAATGAATCAGTAAACATCAACAGAATGATGATTACTGAAAACAGAACAATTGTTAGTGAAGGATTAAGATATCATTTAGATAATCAAATACCTTTATCAGAAAACATCTATAGATACGGTAGTGAATCTTTTTTTAATTTAATTAATGAAGTAAGAAAATTACATAGTAGTAATAAAGTTAATTTATCATATAAGGATGAAGAATTACTTAAAACGGATATTGGTAGGAAAGCAATATTTGAGGGTAAAGAAGTTTGGTTAGATATCCCTATGGAAGACAATGAAATTTTAACTGAAGCTAAATTTAGAGGTAAGACTGTAAAGACTAGTTCCCCACAAAGAAGTTCTTCTGGTGGTAAAGCATATAAAGTATATGTAAGTGGATGTGTTAATAAAACTAAATCCAACCCATCTGGAGTAAAACAAATTAGGTTTGGTTCTGGTGGATTAAAAGCTAAGTTAAGTAATAAAGAAGCTAAGAAATCTTACAACGCTAGACACGGTTGTTCTAAGGGTAGACATAATGATAAATGTAAGGCAGGATATTGGTCTTGTAGATTACCAAGATACGCTAAGAAATTAGGTTTATCTGGTGGTGGAACATGGTGGTAAAAAAAAATATATGAAAAAGATAAAATTAACAGAAAAAGATTTATTGAGAATAGTTAAGAAAACTATTAAGGAAGATAGGAAAACTGAAAATTACATGTTTTTTAGTAACCTTAAACAAATGAGAAGACAGATTGATATGATGTTGGAAAATTTAAATCCTCATTGGGTAGATTCAACATTGGCAGATGGACACGACTGGGCAGACGATAAGATAAGTGAATCTAAAACAAATATTGATAGTGTATTCGATTTCTTTATGAATAAAAAAGAAGATAACCCACATAGTGTTATAGAAGAAAAATGGAGTAAAAAATATAAAGATTCTATAGATTGTAATAACCCAAAAGGTTTTTCCCAAAGAGCACATTGTCAAGGTCGTAAAAAATAAAAGTTATGGGAAGATTATATAAAAATAAAAGATTATATATAGAAAGAGCTAACCGAAGAATATTAGGTGAATCAGAAATGAATTGCCCCGAAGCAACAACTGATAGTAGTTTAAATAATGAAAACAAAGAGAAGATTGCAAAAAATAACCAATATGGTTTACCTACTGAAGAGGCAAAAGAAAAAGGACAAAGTTGTGCTAACTGCGTTGCTTACGATATTTCTAAAAGAATGAAGGATTGTATGGATAATCAAACAGGTGAAATTGGTTATTGTTGGATGCATCATTTTATGTGTGCAGGTAAAAAATGGTGTAATACTTGGGTTGTTGGTGGACCTATTACTTCTGATAGTGAATCATATGAAAAACAAATGGCATAAATTATGTTTTTTAAAATTACTGAGGGAGACCCAAAAAAAGGAACAGGTAAAAAACCAAAAGGTAGTGGAAGAAGATTGTACACCGATGAAAACCCAAAAGATACTGTATCTGTTAAATTTAGAACAAAAGAAGATATAGTTGATACGTTAAATAAATCTTCTTTTAAAAGTAAATCTCATAAAAGACAATCACAGATTATAAATTTAATACATCAAAGAGTTAGGGCTGCATATAATAACGCAAAAAACGAAGAGACAAAAAAAAGATTGAAGAGGGGGTTAGATTATATAACAAATAAAAAAGAAAAGTCAAAGGAGAAAACAAAAAGACAAACAGAGTCTTTTATGCCGTTTGAAGAAAAAATAGAAAATGGATATCACATTAGAACATTCTCTAATGAAACTGATAATGGTGAATTAGTGTGGCATAGAGATAAAGAAGATAGAATTGTAGAATCTATCGGTGATACTAACTGGATGATTCAATTAGACAATGAAATACCTAAACCTTTAACTGAAAGAACCTTTATACCTAAAGAGGTATATCATAGAGTAATAAAAGGAGATGGAGATTTAAAAGTAAGAATTAAAAAATTATGAATTTAAACTTCCAACATATAATTAACGAAAGTATTGAGGACAACCCTAAAATAGAAAACATGATGTTTCGTCTGTTTAATAGGGAGTTTTTTTCTATATGGAGGGATGAAGATAATAGTCCACATAGAACCGGTTTTAGATATGATAATCTTGCACAGGTATTAGATGTTTTTGTAGAAATGGTGGCATTAGACTATGAAGTTGTTTTATATTTTTTCATAAAATGGACACTAGACCCTAATTCTAAATGGAATGAGTTAGATGGTGGTAATATATTTGGGGAATTTCAGATAGATGAGGTAAGGGGTTGGAGAGATATGACTAACATATATGGTATATTAAAAAAGTTAGATTGGTTTAATAAAACTTTTAACACAGGAAAAACTGATGAGGATGGCAATCCAATAAAACTTAATTATTATGATACTTTGTCATTTAGTGATACCGAAGGATTATACCCTAATATGGTATTATCTGTTGATGGGTGGGATGATTTAACAGAGTTATTTGATAATGAGGAGTTGGCAGAAGAGGTATTTAGTGAAGATTATAGTGATTTCTTTTCTTATTACGATACCCCAATAGATGAGATAGTCTCAGATATGACAGGAAAGGCAATGGATAGTGTAATAGAATCCATACCTGAATATACAGACAAAATTATGGTTGGTGTAAATGGAGGAGAAGAGTTATATGAAATGGGTATGCCTGAAGAGGTTGTAGGTGATGATGATTTCTTAGACATTAACCCAACTTTTATAAATACATTAAGGACACAGATAAAAAATAATGAAGTAGATGGAGAAGATGTTTTAAATTTTTTATTAGATTATAGTGAACTGATTGACTTAGAAAGAGATATTAGAAGTGCATACGAAAGAACAATGAATGATGTGATAGAATCAGATATGAGGAATAGGGGAATAGAAGAAATTACTGAATTATTTGGTGGTAAACCAGATTGGGTAGAAAATACTAAAAGTGGGGATAGTAGAAGGTATGATTTAAAAGTACCAATACCTACAGAATTAATAGATAGGGTAATTGAACATTATATTGATGTTGAAACCGCTTTTGTTGAGGAACAAGAATCAAACTTTGTAGATGCGGTTGTAGAAATGTTAAATGATGATGGAGATTTATTAGATTTACCTAATTTAGATTACTACTATCCCGACACTACAAAGGCGAAAGAGTGGTTTGAAGAGAGTTTATATAATTATTTAGGAATGAGTGCGTAATATTATGAAGATTAAATTAACAGAGGAACAATATCGTAAGTTTGTATCGGAAGATACTAATCACACTAACTTTATGGATAAAGTTTATAAAGAAATTGAAGGTAATGATTTTGAATATGTTTGGGATTTAATAGTAAATACATATGGGTTTACTGTAGATGAAGTTATAGAAGATGAGATGTTATATCACTTATTAGGTTATAAAATGTTAGATAGAGTACGAAATTCGGGTTACTTAGGTTTTAATCCTAGACCTTATAGAAGGTATATGAATGCGATTGCAGAAAAACTTAGTGATGAAGTATTTGAATCCAATATCCCATCCCCACAGATGGCAATAGAACTGAAGCAAATACTTTATCTATTTGATGATTCAGTTGCAAGAAATGAAACTGTAGAAAGAATATTAAATACTGTAGATTTAGCATTAGAGTATTTTTTTGAACATAACTCACCTAAAAAAGCAATACAATTAGCATCACTTTTATATAAAAAAATAAGAGGTGGAGGTATTGTTTTTGATAGAGATGTTATAAATAAAATTAGAAATTTTGCAGAAAGACAAGGACTAATACTATTCCCTAAAACTGCGGGACTAACTTTTGAGAAAAAGGATGGTATGATACAGTCACTAATAAATTACATTCAAGATAAACCTAAGAAAACTAAAGAAGGATTTTTAAAATATATAAATTCTAGAGGTAGATCATCAGGACAACACTCAACATTTTTTAGAGCGGCAGTACAAGCGGGTATTATTAAAAAAGTTAGGGATGGTAGAACAATCACTTACGAATTAGGTCCCAATTACGAAGCGTGGAAAAACGGTAATTTAGTTGCATTTTAACTATTTATTTACATTTTGATATTTATTAGTAAACTTATCTTATGGATAGAGGACAACAATTAAAGGTATATGCGAAGTGTTTGGGTGATCCTATATATACAATTGAGACGTTTCTTAAAACATATGATTTAACACAAAAGGGATTTGTTCCTTTTAAATTATTTCATAAACAGAAAGAAATAATTAAATCATATGAAAAACATAATCGTAATATTGTAACTAAACCAAGACAGGCAGGTGTATCTACAACTACTGCAGCATATATCGCCGCAAAGATTGCGTTTGGTGATCCTAATAATCCTTGGAAAGTACTAGTATTAGCCAATAAACAAACATTAGCACAAGAGTTTTTAAAAAAAATAAAAGATTTTTTAGATCAGATACCACCATGGGTATGGGGTATTGATGAGGGAGATTCTTATTTATCTATTGAAGCCAAAGGACATATTAAAACTAAAGACACTCAATGTGAAGTAAAAGCATTAGCAACATCAAAAGATGCACTTAGGGGTTATACACCAACATTTTTAATTATGGATGAGGCAGCGTTTATCGATAATGGTGCAGAAGTATTTGGTGCCGCTTTAACATCGTTAGGTACAGGTGGTAAGGTAACACTTATTTCAACACCTAACGGACAAGATGCATTATATTATAAAACTTATGATGGTGCAAAACAAGGAGATAATAACTTCAACATTATTGAAATGAGGTGGCATGAAGATATTAGATACAATAGAGGGTTAAGATGGTTAAGAAATGAAGGTGAAGAAATTGTTTGTGAGACTGTGGGTAGAGAAACCTTAAGGTGGGAATATAGTGGTAAAACTTACGAAACTAACAGTATAAATATTGAAGACTATAATATAATGGTTAATGATGGTTGGAAAGGTTCTTCTCCGTGGTACGAAGAAATGTGTAGAGATATGAATGGGGATAAAAAACAAATTGCACAAGAATTAGATGTGTCGTTTGTATCTTCAGGTGGTAATGTTATTGATGATGAGTACATAGAATTTCAAGAACAAAATAATGTACAAGAACCTAAGTATAAAGCAGAGATGGAGAAATCCATGTGGATATGGAAAGAACCCGAAGAAGGACATAAATACATTATGGGTGTAGACGTTTCTAGAGGAGATGGTAAAGATAGTTCTACTATTGTTATTTTAGATTTTGAAAACTTAGAACAAGTTGCAGAATTTAAGTATAAATTACCTCCAGATTTATTGGCAGAAATAGTTTATAAATATGGTAATTTATATAATGCATATACTGTAGTAGATATTACAGGTGGTATGGGTGTTTCTACAGTTATGAAATTATTAGAAATGGGATACACACATTTACACTACGATGATCCTAAAAGTAGAAAATTAAGTGAAAAATATGCTAAAACCTTATATAAACAAGGGGATAAAGTACCTGGTTTTAATGTGGGTAGTAGTAGATTACAAATGGTTAGTGATTTAGAAGAGCATATAAGGGAGAATAAAACTATTATACGATCAGTAAGATTAATTTCAGAATTAAAAACTTTTGTATATAGAAATGGTAGACCAGATCATATGGATGGTTATCATGATGATATAATTATGGCATTAGCAATGCCAATATTTGTGGTACAAACTACGTTTAAAAAATTAAAACAGATAGAAAATCAAACTAGAGCAATGTTAGATAGTTGGACTACAGTTAGTAATAATACTAATAAGATTACACCTAAACAAACGCATGTAAATCCATTTTATAGTAATACCCCTACATATGAACCTAAACAAAATAATGGAAATAACGATAATGGAGAATATAATTGGTTATTTGGTATAAAGTAATATTTAGTTTTTACTAGATATTTATTATAATAGTAAAAAGATATTTAATAAAATGGCAAGAAAAACAATATTTCAACAGTTAAGTGACTTATTTGGTCCTGAAAGAAAACAAGCGGAAAGTAAATCAAGATATTCAATAAACGATAAAGAGTTGTTAAAAACTCAATCAAAAGAAGAATATGATTATGAATTACTTCAAAAACAACAAGACGCATATCTAGCGAATCAATGGAAAAAGGTAGACAATGAGATTTATCAACACTCAATATATTATGAAACAACAAGATTGGCATCTTATGCAGATTTTGAGGGGATGGAATTCTTTCCAGAAATTGCTGCGGCGTTGGATATTTTTATGGAGGAATCTACAACACCTAATAGTGATGGTAAAATACTTAATATATTTTCAGAAAGTAAAAGAGTAAGAAGAATATTACAAGACTTATTTTTTAATAGACTAGATATACACACTAACTTACCAATGTGGGTTAGAAACACATGTAAATATGGTGATAATTTTTTATATTTGTCTATTGATAGTGAAGATGGAGTTCAAAGTGTAAAACAATTACCTAATATTGAAATTGCGAGAAAAGAAAATGATGGATTTGGTGAAAATTCTAACTTATCTACACAAGATAAATTTAATCCAGTTAAATTTGTGTGGGGACAAAAAGATATGGAGTTTAATGCGTGGCAAGTGGCACACTTTAGATTATTAGGTGATGATAGAAGATTACCATATGGGACTTCTATTTTAGAAAAAGCTAGAAGAATTTGGAAACAATTACTTTTGTCCGAAGATGCTATGTTAATATATAGAGTAACTAGAGCACCTGAAAGAAGAATATTTAAAATATTTGTTGGTAACATCGATGAGAAAGATGTACCAGCATATGTGAACAAAATCGCAGATAACTTTAAAAGAAGTCCTGTAATTGATCAACAAACAGGTCAAATAGATACACGTTACAATCAAATGGCACAAGATCAAGATTATTTTGTACCTGTAAGGGATCAAAATGCACCTAGCCCTATTGATACTCTTCCTGGTGCTACTAACCTATCTGAAATTGCTGATATACAATTCCTTCAAAAGAAATTGTTTACTGCATTAAGAGTACCTAAACCATTTTTAGGTTTTGAAGAAGTAACAGGTGAGGGTAAAAATTTAGCATTACAAGATATTAGATTCTCTAGAACAATTAATAGAGTACAACAGGCAATTATACAAGAATTAAATAAAATTGCAATCATACACCTTTATATTTTAGGTTTAGAAGATGAATTAGAAAATTTTACATTAACACTTAATAACCCATCTACACAAGCAGAAATGTTGAAGATAGAACAAACCCAATTAAAAGTTACCTTATATAAAGACGCAGTGTCAGACGCAGGTAATGGTTTTGGTGCTTATTCTATGACTAGAGCTAAAAGAGATATATTAGGTATGTCTGAAGAAGAAATACGTAATGACTTAGAACAACAAAGAATGGAGAAAGCAGCTAGTGCAGAAATGGAACAAACATCTACAGTAATTAAGAAAACAGGTATATTTGACAGAGTTGATACATTATATGGCGATCCAATGGGTGCTGAAGGAGATGCTGAAGGTGACGCAGCAGGAGGTGATATGGGTGGAGACACTGGTGGTGATGACTTTGGTGGAGGTGGGGACTTCGGTGCAGACTTAGCTGGTGGTATGGATGATGCTGCAGCTACTGATGCAGGTGGAGAAGCTGCAGCGGCTGAAGCACCGGCAGCGGTAGAATCTATTAATAAAAAAGAAAATCTTTTAATGGAAGAAAAACAAAGAGAACTACTGGATAGTAAAGTTAAAAAATATCAGAACATGTATTTTAAAAGATTAATGGAGAGTATAGATAAAGATGAAAAAGTTTTTAATGTAGAAAATTTAGACGATGAAGTTAATACAATTAACTCTAAGATAGAAGAAATGTCAAAAGAAATAGATAGTATTATTGAAAACGAAGAAAAGTAAACTTTTTATTAAAACTTAATATTTATAAATAAACAAAAGAATATGACTAATTTTGGACACATAAAAGACACTTTTAATAATATATTATCTGAATCTATTTTAACTAAAAATAATGAAGGTAAAAAATTATTTAAAAAATATATACAAGTACTTAAAGAAGATAGTAACTTAAAAAAAGAATATCTTATATATAAAAACTTAACCACTAAAAAATTTAATAATGAATCTGATGCTAAAGATTATATCAAAGAAAACATAGATTTATTAAAAAATAATAATCCATCTAAAGGATTAAATAAACTTAAAAGTATTTTAGGTGATAAGGAATTAGTAAATGAAAATGATGAAATATATAAACATATTAATATTTTACGTAACACTAAAAAGACACCTAATAGTTTAGAAAAAATACAAAAGTCTTTAAATTTCTTTAAAGAAAGAATGTTAAAAGAAGAAATAGTAGTAGAAAGTGAATATGATGCTACAGGTGTACCACCTTCAATTTTAACTAAATTAGCAGTAAATAAATTTAATAACAAATATGAAAATATTAGTGAAGAAGAAAAAAGTATTATTAAAAACATTTTAAACGGTAATGAGGAAGATAAGAAAGAAACTTATACTAATTTAAAAAATGAGTGTATAGACATTATTGATAACCGTTTAAATGAAAATTCAGATTTAGATTTAAAAGATAAACTTTTAAAAGTTAAAGATAAATTATTAAGAACATCTTTTAATGAAGAAACATTCCCTACTGATATCGATAGTATATATAATTTAAAAAATTCAGTAACAGAATAAACCTATTAAAACCCACTAAACAGTGGGTTTTTTTATGCATAGTTTGACATCATAAACAAAAATGATTATCTTTATATTAAAATAACATAAAAGAAATTAACTATGAATGAAACGAGGAAAAGAATTAAAATTAGATTTAAACCCAAATTATAAAATAAAAGTTGGGACGGTGGATAATAAAAACCCAAAAACAATATACATAAATCTCTCCGCTTGGGGACAATTAAAAAAATATGATATAGATTTAAACTATGAAGGTGTAATTAATAAATTAAGAAAAAATATTAAACACAAAATTAATAGTTATAATTTAAATGAATTCCAAAGAGGAAAATATATAGTAGATCTTGATATGAGATCTTCAGGTATAAAACCAACCAAAAGAAGTTTTATGTCTTGTGAAATAACTTTATTTCAAAAAGAATCAATTCCAGTTAATAACCCATTAATTGTAAATTCATCTAAACAAATAATAAAAGATGTTATAAAAGATTGTTTAGATACTAATACTCATTTCTCTTTTTATAAAACTAAAAACTAAAGTTTTTTATAATAAAGGTATATTTATATGTAAAGTATATCTATATTATGGAAATTTTAAAAAACAATGAGTTAAATAAAAAAGGTATCTTAGTAGAATATGATGCTGGATACATCTCTCCTAAAGATAATAGACATTTCATTAACGAAATAAATAAACTAACTAAAGGTGGACAAATAGTCGAAGACCCTTTAGTTGTTTATGCAGTAATGCAAAAATATGGTGTGGAGAATAGAAACGGTAGAGTATATCCTGAAAAAATACTTAAAAAAGAATCTGAAAACTATATGAAACTTATTGAAGAAAAAAGAGCTATGGGTGAAGCAGATCATCCAGATTCTTCAATAGTCGCTATTAGTAGAATTTCTCATAATGTAACTGAACTATGGTGGGAAGGTAATGTACTAATGGGAAAATTAGAGATTATTATGTCACCAGGATTTGTAACACAAGGTATAATATCATGTGAAGGAGACCAAGTTGCTAACCTATTAAGAAAAGGTTTAAAGATTGGTGTATCGTCTAGAGGTGTAGGTTCATTAAAAAAGGAAGATGGAAAAAATATAGTACAAGACGATTTTGAATTAATATGTTGGGATGTGGTTACATCACCATCAACTCCAGGTTCTTGGATATATAATGAATCACCTTCCAAAGAACAACAAATGTCGGAATCTAAAGAAAATAAAGATAAAGATTTATTAATTGATTCTTTAGATAATTTTTTGTCAGATTAATTTCACAATAAATCCACACTTTTATCATTTTTTGCATATTTATAAAAAAATGGCATTTTATAGTGCTGCATTTTTTATTATAATAACAAAATGTAAAAAAAATAAAAATTTACAATGGCTACAAAAAGAAAATCAATCATCGAAGAGGCTTTGTTAGAAGCAAAGTCTTTAGAGGATGCCTTAAAAGCCAATACGAAAGAAATGCTTGCTTCACATATGAAACAAGAAATTGAGAACATCGTTGAGTCATCATTAAATGAAGATGAAGAAGAATTAGAAATCGATGTGGAAGGGTCCGATGAAGAAATGGAAGAAATGCCAGCAGAAGCTGGAGATGACTCAGAAGAGTCAGAATTAATGGATTTAGATGTCGATCTTGACGCTTTGGCGGGAGACGGTGGTGAAGAAGTTGAATTAGATGTTGCTGAATTACCTGCAGAATTAGATATGGGTGATGAGGAAGAATTAGATTTAACTGGTGCATCAGACGAAGAAGTAATCGCAGTATTTAAGAAAATGAGCGATGAAGACGAAGTTGAAGTTGTTAAAGACGCTGACGGAATCCACTTAACAGATAACGAAACCGGTGCAGAATACTACATCAAAGAAGGTGACGAACATTATGAAGAATCTTATGACAAAATGGACGAAGAGTCTGATTGTATGAAAGAGGAAGCAGGATGTGGCAAGAAATATGAAGGTCACGATCCTATGGACGAAGAAGAAGTAATGTACGAAATCGAACTTGATGAAGAACAACCTTATGGTGGTAACAAAGGAGACGAATCTAAAAGTCGTAGAGATTACATGGAAGAAGGTAAATATGGCGGCAATAAAGGAGACGAATCTAGAAGTCACAGAGACTATATGGAAGAAGGTGATGACATGAAAGAAGGTCATTATGGTGGTAACAAAGGTGATGAGTCTAGAAGTCACAGAGACTATATGGAAGAAGGTGATGACATGTATGAAGGAAAATATGGCGGTAATAAAGGCGATGAGTCTAGAAGTCATAGAGACTACATGGAAGAAGATGAAGAAATAGTAGATTTAGATGTTAAAGAAGGTGATGACGCAATCGAAGAAGACAAACTTAAAAGACACCAATCAACTGGTTACCAAAGATATAGTGGTGCCAAAGCTGGGTCAGATCAAGCAAGTCCTTACGGTGGTGTATCAGAATCTAGAAAAAGAAGAACACCTAAAAATGTACAAAAAGTATCGGAATCAAAAATTATGAAGGAATACAAAGAGTTAAAATCCAAAAACGAAGAGTATAAAGGAGCACTTAAAGTATTCAAGAATAAATTAAACGAAGTTGCTTTATTCAACACAAATTTAGCATACGTAAATAGATTATTCACTGAACATTCTACAACCAAATCAGAAAAGATGGAAATCTTAAAAAGATTTGATAATGCAGAAAGTATCAAAGAATCAAAATCTATCTACAAGTCAGTAAAAAGTGAATTAGATTCTAAGTCACCAATTACAGAATCTGTAGAGAATAAAGTTAATAAAACTGTTAAGTCTTCTAAATCGGATTTGAATGAATCTACTGCTTATGTAGATCCACAAATAACTGCGATTAAAGATTTGATGAGAAAATTATCATAAAATAATAAAATAACAAAAAAATAAAAAACTCAAAAAATGGGACATTTATTAAATTCAGGTGAAGTTGGAAATATCGGACTTGAACACTTGAAGCAAATTAGATCTAAAACCATCGGAAAATGGGATTCTTTAGGATTCTTAGAAGGTTTAAAAGGTCACGTAAAAGAGAACATCGCTCAGTTATACGAAAACCAAGCTTCAGCTTTATTGACAGAAGCAACAGATGCTCAATCGTCTGGTTCTTTCGAAACTGTAGTTTTCCCTATCGTAAGAAGGGTATTCTCAAAATTATTGGCTAACGATATCGTATCGGTACAGGCGATGAACATGCCAATTGGAAAATTATTCTACTTTGTACCAAAAACAACTGGAAGAAATCACAATCCTTTAAATGGTAATGCTGAAAACGGTTCTTTACCAGAATGTGTATTTAGTTCTTGTAGTGGAAATGCCGTTTCAGAATTCTTACAAAAATCATTATATGATGTATTCTATAATGACGGTATGTTTGATGCATCTAAAGGTACTGCTACAATACAAACTACTGAAGCTTATGGTGTTATTGTAAGTGCTAACGGTGAAACTGTTGAAACTGCATTTAGTGCACAACCATTAGCGTCTGACGGTTCATTAAGAAATGTAACTATGTGTGTATCAGGATTTACATCTGATGGAGCTGGAAGATTAACTGGACCTGACGGAAACGAAATGGATACAGAATCTTTCTTATCTTCATTAAGAGTTGTTGCTGATTTAGACATCAAAGATAAAGACGGTAAAACAATTATCGAAGCAGGTGCATCAGTTCCGTTTAACGTAACTGCACAGAAATATGGAAAAGGTATCGTTAATTACGATGATATCTGTGATCCACAAGGATGTTTAATGTTAACTGCAGATTTAACACACCCAGCTTGTGTTTCATGTGCTACTGAAACTTTTGATGGTTACATCGGAGCGGATAGTGCAACATCTGTATCATTCTCTGCATCTTGGATGCAATATGCGACTTTAGAATTCGCAACTGAAATGGGAGAAGTTTCTTTCGAACTTGATGAAGTAGTTGTTTCGGTAACTGAAAGAAAATTAAGAGCAACTTGGTCTCCAGAACTAGCACAAGATGTTAGTGCATTCCATAACATTGATGCTGAAGCTGAATTAACGGCTTTATTATCTGAGCAAGTAGCAGCTGAAATCGACAGGGAAATCCTTAGAGATTTAAGATCTGGTGCAGCTTGGACATTAAGATGGGATTATAACGGATGGAAGAGAACTTCTGGTAATGGTGGATTTAACGCTTACACTCAAAAAGAGTGGAATCAGACATTAATCACTAGAATTAACCAATTATCTGCACAAATCCATAAATCAACTCTAAGAGGTGGTGCTAACTTTATCGTAGTTTCTTCTGAAGCTTCAGCGATATTTGATGATTTAGAATACTTCCACGTATCTAACGCAGCACCTGAGCAAGATCAGTACAATATGGGTATTGAGAAGATTGGTTCATTAGGAGGAAGATACACTGTATATAGAGATCCTTACGCACCAGCTAACTCAATCATTGTTGGACACAAAGGAAAGTCATTATTGGACACTGGGTACATTTATGCACCTTACGTACCATTACAATTGACTCCTACGTTACAAAACCCATTCAACTTTGCACCAACTAAGGGTATCATGACTAGATACGCTAAGAAAATGGTTAATAACCGTTTCTATGGTACATTGACAATTGATGGAGTTGTAACATTTGATGTTAACTTATTAAGATAATCTTAATAATACAACTTAATACTAAAAAGGGTGGAATTTATTTTCTACCCTTTTTTTTTGTTTTATAAGATATTTATTATTATATTAGCATACTATGATTATTAAGAAAAAACACGTATTATTAGAATCACTTTTAATTGACACTATTGATGAGTTTACACCACAAGAAAAAAAATTATTAACTGTTCTTCATCAAAAATTTGGTATGGGATCTGGTAAGATTGAAAAATCATGGAATTTTGATAAGTGGAGTGCTGCAGCATTCTTAATAGAATTTTTTGAGACACCATATGATATTGCACATGATTTAGCGTCTACCTATTTTTGGAATGGTGAAAAATTGTTTAAGGAGTTCGAAACTCTTAGGAAAAAAAATAATAGAAGTGATTTATTTATGAATCACGCATTTAGAGATATACTAGAAGACTACATTGAATCAAAGAAAACCGAAGATAATAATTTTTATCTAACAAAACCCGTAGAATATAACGTTAAAACTCAAAATGAAAATGAGGTACTTCCCGGCATTATATATCAAAGTTTTCCACCAAGAAGTTATAAAGAATTGGAGGAGTCTAGAAAAGAAGCAAATGAAGTAAAATTATCCGTAAGACCTATGGTTTGGTCTACCTATAACGGTGTTATGTTATATATCCAACCTACCCAAGAAGATATTATAGAACCAAAGGATATAGAGACTACTAATTGGGATACGATGCGTAATATGGGTATAACTGCATCAATACGATTAGATTACTATAAAGATGAAGATGAAAAATCTCAAAATTATCTTCAAGGTAAATGTGAATATAAATTCGGACATGAGTATAAAGATGAGGGTATAATATGGAGTGAAGACATAAAATTACCTGAAGTTTTATCAAGAGAAAGTATTATTGAATTTATAGATATGTTACTAGAAAAATTACGTTCTACACTTAATGGAATGACGTTTATTTACGGTAAAGGTGTAAAAGAGAATTAAAATGACTTAAATCCTGTCTTATATGTATATACATATAAGACTGTTAAAAATCCCCTAAAATCGACTAAAATCAGTGTAATTTGTCTACTTGATTGACAATATTAAAGTTCATTACGTTAGTATACTGTTTAACTTCTTGATTTGACGTTAATTTAATGTCGATATAATATTCATTAGGTATCATCCAAGAAGTATCCAATAAGAAATAATTAGATAGATATGCCATATTAACATCCCTCCAATCAATTACATTTACTTGTGTGTTTCCTTCGGTAACCCACACCCTATATTCTAAATTATCAATAGTTTTACTTTCGTCAACTGTAAAAGGTAATCTCGCAGATACTAAAATTTTTCTTACATCACCTCTTTTGATTCTTTCATCTCTTTTAACACCACTTAATGACATTGCATAATCTACAGGAAGAGAATCGTTATTGCCTATTTGATAGTATTCACTTTCTGGTTTAATTTCAAATGATAATTCAACATTTTCAATATTTATACCATCTACTATTAAATCACTCCATTCATCGAAGTATAATATACCACTTTCAACAGTATTTGGTACGAATACTTCTGCGTAATAAATTCCAGTTGATACCTGTACTGTTTCTGTAATAGAAGAAAATATAGTACCCTCATTATCATATATGGTAACACTAGGATTAGTATCTAAATTTTTAGGTTCTCCACCTACATTACTATAAAGGTATATTTTATTATTTTTATTTTTATAGAAATTTTTTCTATCATCCTTAATTGGGTTATTATAATCAGTATCTAAAAATGGTTGGTAGTATGTCTGTGTATGTCTACTAAAAAAACCTACATATTGTGCAGGAACTATAATAGTTTCTTCTAATGGTGGGACAAAGGCAATTCCGTAACCATAATTAGTTGTTCCACCAGTAATTAAACTATTAACTTCTTCAGTCATATCCATTTCAATATTTTCATTACCTTTATCAAAATGTTGTGTTGTAACTGTAATTCCTGTTACTGAAGGTGTTACTGTTGTATGACCTGTCAAACCTTCACAAGTTGATCCACTATCCCCATTAAAATCACAATAAGTTTCTGCGGAATAGACTCCCTCACTAGACCAAGGATTCAATGTATCTGCCAAAAACCAATTACTAGCACTTTGTACAAATGTAATGTCATTGTCGTCCTCTAATTTCATATATCTTTGGTAATCATAACCTGTACCTTCATCCCAATCTTGATTAACTCTAAATAACATTAATTCAAAAGAAGATGTTCGTTGTTTATCATCTAATGCTTTTTGTGCTTGAAGATTACTATCAAAAAAAGAACTGTTACACATTCTTAGAGTATGAGTAACTTTAGATAAATCCCCTAATTCTCCATTATTATATCTATTTTGTAAATCTTCAACATCAAAGTATAATAAATGTCTAGTAAAATCAGTTTCTCCAGTTTTTCCACCATAAAATAATTCTACTATAGGATTTCTACCCGTATTAACGTCACTATTTTTAATTATAGTGTTGTTTTTATCTATGTAAGTTCTTATTACCATTTCTTTTTATTAATAAATATCTTAATTACTGTTAATGTTTTTATTTAATATCCTATCTAAGTTAAAATTTAGAACATTTATTTTATTTGGTAATTCTGTTGCCGGCATTCCATGGTAATTATGAATGTGTCCTGCAACATATGATTTAACTAATTCTAAAAATTCTACTAATATATCTCCATATACTAAAGGGTGTGCGTCATTATTTATTTTATTTTGTTCTTCAGTAGAAATTAGTTCTTCAGGATTTGTTAAATTAAAAGTATGAGGACCATCGTGACTAATTAAATTAATTTTATTACCTACCACATTAATTACACTACCACCCTTACCTTTATTAACTTCTGATTTTACAACTTTTATTGTTTTTTTAACCTCTTTTTTATTACCTTTAAAAAATGCAACACCAGTTTTTACTGCTAAATCACCACCAAATTCTTTTAATATTTCATCTGAGTTAGATTTTAACTTCCATTTACCACTAATAAAAGGTTTAACTGCAGTGGTTGCCGCAATAATTGCTTCATCTCTAGTAGTAAATCCTGGATTTAAAAAATCTTGTTCAAAAACAGTAGACTTGTTTTTTATTTTACTAACATTTATTCTAACTACATTTTTAGTACTTTGACTATACTCATTAGGTGTTAAATTACCTGCTAAAACTTCATTATCAACATTTAATGTGTCTATTTGAACATCAATTAGTGTTTCTGCTTTATCATAGACATAACTACTAATAACTTTATCTTTTAATGTTCTTACTAATTCATTACCACCATACTTTACTTGAATATAACCTAAATCTTTATCGTTGAATTGATTTTTTTCTTCAGTATCTTTATATTTACCTGCTCTTAACCATATCTGCCCTTCTTTTAATATTACATCAGTATTACCTCTACTTTGTAATGCGATATCTTCATCATTCGGATAAACACCAGTTGTATTACTTAAGGTTATATCAGGAATTTTAAATTTACCACCAGTCATTACTGATCTAGCATCTATAATAGGATCAAAATTCAATTTATTAGATTGGGATATTAAAGGACCCATCCAAAACCTTTGACTTGAAAATTCAGTATATTTAATACCTTTCTTATGTTCATACTGAAATACTAAAACTAATTCACCTAATTTAGGCATTACATTTAAAAAACGAGGAGTTAAAGGAACACAGTACGGTAAAGAATTAACTGTAACATCACCTTTATCAATACCCTCAATTCGAACTTTAATTCTACCAGTTTTTTTAGGATCATAAACATCTACAACTTCACCTACCCTAATAAATGGTATTGTTTCTCTGTTTAACTTTTGATATGTAGCATTTGCACTTGACATTAATAAATCCCTTTTCCTCTTTTTTCTAATATGTTACTACCCAAAAAGTATTCTTTCTCTAATTCATCTATTTTATCTAATAATTTAGATATTTGTGTTTTCAATGACGAATGATACTCTTTAATACTTTCTAATTCATGTTTAATAGAAGCATTAGACATATTATTCCACTTTATTATTTCTTTTTCTTTTTCCATTTATCTAATTATACCTGCACCTTTTGCTTGACCAATTACTGGTTGATCATTAATTCCAAACCCAATGGGTGTTGGTCCTGCCGGAGAAATACTATATACGGTTACTTTAATTTGTCCTTCAGGTATTACTACTTCTATTTTAGCATCTGTTAATAGAGCATCAACTATTGCCTCTATTCTTATCATTTCCATTGCTAAATCTTCTTCCGAAGGTACTTGAGGTAAACCAGCATCTCCTTTTTGTGAAGCAATTCTAGACCATATTTTTTGTGCACTTAAACCAGGTCTTAATGGCATACCCAATGAAATCTGTAATTTAGTTATTGGTGGTAATGGCGTTGGTGGTGACATTAAACCTTTTAAAAACTTAGCTATTGTATTTAATGATGTTATACTCATAATTAACAGAATTTTCCTAACCCCTCTCCCTTTAAACCTAATGCGTCCTTAACTGAACCTAGATTTAATTTATTTGTAAAGTTACCAGCAACATTATTGGCTTTACTTAAACCATTAGATATACCACTTATTGCTTTAAGTATTTGTAATTGGACTTCTGCAGGTAATAAACCAAATCCTGGAACTAAAGATGTCATAGATAATTGAGTATTCTTTATTTTTTCTTTTAATAATTTAGTTATTACACAGATAATTATTGGTTTTAGATTTTTTATTAACCATGGCAATAATAATTCATATATTAGTTTTTTAAGTAATTCTTTTAATATATCTTTCCACGTACAAGAACTAGATTTATAATAACTTTTTAAAACACTTTTTGTTTCACCATTAGTAAAATATTCCATCATTTGTGTTAACATTTTATTTTTAGGCGAATTAGTCAACTTAAATATTTCTTTAGTCATATTACTTAATAATCTAATTAAAAATTCTAAACTTGCTTTAGGTGAATCAATTGGATCTACGTTATTAGTTGTTTGATTAATAATATCAGTCATTCCCTTTTCTAATATTTCTACTTTTTCTCCATCATTAACTGCTTGTGACATTTGGTTATTAATATCAACCAATGTTTGAGAATTTATCGATGCAGTTTTTTTATTACAACAATCAGTAAAAACCATCTCACCTTTTTTCTTATCTTCTATGGTCTGTCTTATGTTAGTAATTCTTCTCTCACTGAACTCAAATAAAGAATCGTCTAAAACAGTTTCTGTTTCATCTTCTAAACCAAACTCTAAAATTTGTTCAATATAAGCATCAGCCTCCATTTCTTTTTCGATACATCTATCACTAATTTGACTTCTTTTCCTTAACTCACTAATAGATACACCAAAAACTCCATCTAATGCGGTAGTAAAAACAGTTTGTACATCAAAAAGTGGTAAAATACTATCTAAATACTCCATAGTAAAATCTGTTAATGTTTTATTTTGATAGTAATCATCTATTTTAACATTAATAACATTAGGTTCTGGATTGGTAGTTTGTGGATTATTTGTTGAACCGACAGTAAATGCCGTAGATGAATTTTCTAAAAAAGTAAAATGTGCAATAGTTCTACCATTATTAGGGTTAACCCACGGTATTGTTGCTGGAGTTTGTTGTATTACATCCCATAAAAATCTATTAAACCCATCATCATATTTTGTTGCACCTATTTCACTATTAGGATTTATTTTAAGTATACATCTTTCATCTATATCCTCAACTTTAATGTTAAAACCATTTCCTGATTGTCCAGTATCTGGATTATTTTTAAACATCCAAGGTCCAATATTAGGTTGGCATTTACATGTATAACAACTTTTTAAACCTTGTTTAAAAATATTGTTTAATCTATTTGATAAAGGATCAATTACTGACACCAACCAATTAATTATTTTTGTTTTTATTTCATCTACTTTTAAATCACCGACAACTGCTAAAATGTCTTTTATAAAATAAAATATTGCGAAATTTACATTTAAAGAAGGTAAAGAAGCATCTATAGAAAATTGTGGTGCACCATTACATTGAGCCTTCAATCTTTTTATCTCATCTATAATTTTTTGTTTAATATTCAGTTGTTCTTTTAACGTTTCAATATTATCACAAATTTTATTTAGTCTATCTTTTTTTCCTTCTCCCATTGATTAATCTAATTCGTAATCGGTATTATTTTTTTCTTTTTGTTCGTTAAATAAATCCCTCAATAAACTTTTATCATCTTCACTTAAAGAACTATCATTGTTAATTTTATTGTCTTCTTTATTATCAGTGTCAACGATTTGACTTTGTAATTTGGCTAATGCTAACTTTCTATCTATAGTACCCTCTATTATTTTTAGTGTATCATTATTTACTTTACCAATCATAGATTCATCATTAATATCCTCAATCTCCGCTCTATTTTTACGCTCATTAAGTTCTTTGCGAGCACTATTCATAACATTCACACAGTCGTTATAAATTTCTTGCATAAATTCTTGTAAACTACCCTTATCTAAATTTATTTTAGTTTTCTTTGGTCTTCCCATAAGATATGTTTTTATATAAATACTGGAAAATTAAAATTATAATAACCCCTTTTCTATTTTGAATCCTTTTAATGCAGAGTAAATCTTTTTAAATCTTCTCATAGCTACACGTATGTCTTTAGTAGTTAAACCAGATAATTCTCTAATATAAGCTAGTATTAAATTTTTATTATACTTATTACCACTTTCTACTTGTTCAAAAATAGTTTCCCAGTTATCTAAAACTTGCATTAGAGAATTACCAACGGCTAATTCATTTTCATTTAATTTACCGTGTTCAATTTCAGCTTTAATATTTGCTGATATTTCTTTAATAAATTCATCTAATGGGGTTTTATCTCTTTCTTCTAATGTATATTGATAGTCATCCATTTCTTCTACAGTCTTATAAACATCATCATATGCTAAGTCTGTTTTCATTCTTTTATCAGATTTAAGTAACTGTCCTAATAAATAATTTTTACAAATAGTTCCGAAATATGAATAAGCTTTTTTACCTTGTTCGGGCTCAAACTTATTCATTTTCATTGCTAAAAATGATAAGGTATCGGCATGAAGATCTTCAAACTCCATATCTTTTCTATAAAGCTTATATCTCCTTATTATGGATTCTATCATTTTATTTAAAGGTGCACGTAAACTATTATTATAGATACGATTACGTTTATGTTCATCTTCACAAGTTAAAAATTCTACAACCGCTTTTTCTTCTTCTGGACCAAAATATAAGTTAGTGGTTCTTTTTCTACCTCTTTTTTTAGATTCTTCAGACATTTAAGTTGTTTCTGCTTCATATGTTATTTCTCTATCTTCGGTGAAAAAATATTCTTTTTTAGCTTTATTAACCCAAAATTTACTTTCAATTACATTAATATTGTTTTTATATTCGTCAAACAATGAACCAGCACGATTATTAATATGTTTATAACCTAGTTTAGGTATAACCATTATTTGGACATCTAAGTAACTTAATCTTAATAAGAATTCATATGTAAAAGTTAATTTCATATGTTTCTTTAAACCACCATGTTCTTTAAACAATTCTTTATTAACTACCATACCATCAAAATTAAAATTTTGTATTTTTTGTAACGTCTCATGATCTAATAGTCCCATACTTTCTGATACATTTTGCACCCAAACATTTTCATTAGTAAAAGAAATAAATTCACCATTTTCGTTACATTCAAAAATTATAGGTAAAAATACACCTACTTCAGGATATGCATCTCTATACTTAACTACATTATCAAACCATATAGGGGATAATGAATCATCGTATTCTAAAAATGAGAAGTATTTAGATGTAGATTGTTCTACACCGTAATTTATTTGTGACTGAAAGTCGTAATCACCACTTTTATTTTCCACAACTTTTGTAATTGAGGATATATCACCATATTCAAAGGAATTTAAAAAGTCTTTTAATTTTTTATTTTTTGCATGTACGATTAAAACCTCATCCGGAAGTGTTTTTTGTTCATTAACACTTTTAATTGCTTTTTCAAAATATTCACTTACACTATCATCTAACTTGTGAATTGGAATAATTAAACTAATATCTGTTTTCATAACTATTTTTTATTTTGTTGTAATTTCTTCTTTTTTGTTATTTTCAGTCTCTTTAGCATCTACTACACCTAATTCTGTTAGTCTTCTACTAAAAATTCTATTATATACCTCTTTAATGTGTTGTCTAGTTTCTTCTTCACTATATTTATTTTCATACTCTTCCATCTTACTTAATACGTTCTGAGGTAACGCATCCTCTAAATATAAACCAACCATAGTTGATATCATGTCTGGTATAGCATTTAAGTTAGTAACCCAAACACCATTATCAATCAATTTAAGTGATCCATTTTCATCTGTTTCACCCATCCATTCAGGTATCATTCTAGGAATTTTACCAATAACTGGTGTTTTTGACTTAATAGCTTCTAGTGGAAATGTACCAAAACTTGATAATTCATCTACCCAAACACCTAAAAATGATTCAGATAAAGTTTTTGCAAATTCTTTTCTAGGTAAACCTGACATATCTCTAAAAGTTATAAAACGATAGTGAGGGTATTTTTGGAAAAATACCTTTACAATTTTCAAAATTTCTCTTTTATCTCTAGCAGAAATAGCAATTGTAGGTATTTTAGGTTTATCACTATTTTTAAAATAATTAGGGATACCAATAGGAATTACTTCAGTAACTAAGTTTCTAAAAATTGACTCAACATACTTTTTTAAATTTTCATTAGTGGTTATTACTTCATTAATACCAAAGGCATTCCAATTTTCACCAATCTCCAACATTTCGAAAATGTATTCGTAAGATTGTAAGAATACTATTCTTTTACAAGGAAAATTTACTGTTTGTTTCATAATACTAGCAAATGCTTCAGGAATTATTACAAAATCTTGTGGTCCCACTTTAAGTGTTTGAGATTCAATGGATATATGCGGTAATTCTGCATATTCTTCACCCAACCATTCAGCAATACCCATACCTTCTTCATCACCTCTTAATTTGTAATCATTTTTATCATGTAATATCTGAGCATTAAAACCTAATTCTCTTAATATTTTAACATGTTCATAAATGGTTGCCACACCTGCAGTGGGATTACCTTTAGTATCTAAAGTAAAGAAGTAGATACCGAAATCTTTTTTAACTATCTTTTCGATAGTA